GGATTAAATTGAGCTCATTATCACCGTCATTTAGTTTCTCCGATGTAGCCCGCTTTTACGATATGTGGAAAAAGTTTGATGCCAAAAATAATGATGGACTAACAAATCGCTCTATTATGTTTTGGGCAAAAACAGATAACCTTGCCGAATACACGAAAATCCGCAGCGAAACCATTTCTTATTATATTGATCAAACACTGCAAACCATGATTTTAAAAGATAAAGTCACGGAATTTGACTTGGCCGTTGTTTTATATCAGCTATTTAAGGACCAATTCATATGCGTAAGCATTAAAAATAATCAATGGTACGAATACAAAAATCATAAATGGGACGAAATTGATTCGGGCAGCACACTCCGACTATTAATATCTAAAAAAATGCATGACATATATTGCGCTAAATCGCACGAGCTCATTGAACTTATTACTAAAAAAGAGAATAATGATGAAAATACCGAAAATTTGAAAATACGCTCTCACAAGTTAGGCGACATTTGCATTTTACTCAAAACCACAAGCTGGAAAAACAACATCATGAGAGAAGCAAAAGAACTATTTTACGATAAAGAATTTATGAATAAATTAGATGCCAATCCTTATTTGCTATGTTTCAATAATTATGTAATTGACTTTGCAAACAAAATACACAGAAAAGGAAAGCCCGACGACTATATTTCTAAATCTACAAATATTGACTACATTCCTTATAAAACTTTAACTAGCTCATGTAAATCAAGCATTAACAACAATTACGATTCCATTATTAAAGAAGTTAACAAATTTATGGATGAATTATTTCCAGACGAAGAATTGCGCCGCTATATGTGGGAGCATTTGGCGTCTACATTAATCGGAACTAATGCCAATCAAACATTCAACATTTATACAGGTAGCGGATGTAACGGCAAATCTAAGTTAGTCGAATTAATGAGCAAATGTTTGGGCGATTATAAGGCAACCGTTCCTATTACATTAATCACGCAAAATCGCTGCTCTATTGGCTCCACGTCTTCCGAAATTGTTGCGCTAATGGGAGTACGCTACGCGGTTATGCAAGAACCTAGTAAAGGCGATAAGATTAATGAAGGCATTATGAAAGAAATTACTGGTGGTGACCCTATTCAAGGTCGTGCGCTTTTTAAAGATACTATAACATTTATTCCGCAATTTAAACTTGTTGTATGCACAAATGTATTGTTTGATATTAATACAAATGATGATGGTACGTGGAGGCGAATTCGTATTTGTGATTTTATGTCTAAATTTACTGATGCGCCTTACCAAAACGAAGACAAATTTCCTAAATCTAATTTCCCATATCAATATTTGATCGATAAGAAGATCGATGAAAAATTCACTTTGTGGGCGCCTGTATTGGCTTCTATGTTGGTTAATATTGCATACCAAACACAAGGTAATGTTCAAGATGCTAAAATTGTTACTAGTGTTAGCGATAATTATCGCGAAGCACAAGATTATTTAACCGAGTTTGCTAAAGATAAAATTTTCAGGAAACGTGATGGACTAATTAAGAAAACTGAATTATTGGAAGAATTCAAAAAATGGTATATTATGCAGTATGGACGAGATAATATTCCAAATGGAAAAGAAATTACAGAATATATGAATAAACAATATGGAAAGTGTACTAGAGGCAAGTGGTACAATGTTGAAATGAATTATGATGATGCTAGTGATGTTGAAGAATAGTGATTATGATAGTGATGTTGAAGAATTGTGATTATGATAGTGATTAATTGTTTATTGTTTATTGTTTATTGTTTATTTTCTTTTTTTATTTTCCTTTTACAATATCAACATAGCTTTTTGTATCTTCTTTTATATTATAATATTCTAAAAAAAATATGTATCCTTCATATGCTATGTTTACAGAATAAGTTAATACTATTGGAATTATTAAATATAGCACTAATATTAGTACTATTTTTTTATTGTTATATTGTTTTTCGCTAATGAATTCTGAAAATATTAAATATAAAATAAATAAACTATAATATATGATTAACATGTAAAATTTTAGACTACTATAATATATGTAATTGTCATTTTGATAGTTATTTTTTCGATTGTCAACATGCAAATTCGTTTTATAACTATCTATTTTACTTTGTATTTTTTCTAATTCGTCTAATTTACTATTTATTGTTCTAGATACTGTTTCTTTATTTAAATATAATGTCTCGTAACTACTAACAAAAGAAGTATAATATTTATGCAATTTATCTAACATTGCTTTTTCCTCACCTATAAATTTTTTCATTGTATAAAATGAATTGTTTCTGCAATCTGCTGCAAAAGTTGCTGTGTCTTTAAATCTGTCGTGTCGATCTTGTATTGCTACTTTTATAAAGTTGTATACTCCAATATTTTCATTTTCATTTTGAAAACCTTCTTTATTTGTAAATCCTAATATGCTTGGACTTGAACTTACACTTGAACCATTTATTGGATTTGATGAAGAATTTAGATTTTGAGTTGTTACTGGAACTGGAGCTGATGGTGCTGATGGTCCTGTGGATGCTGCTGGTGCTGCTTTTGTAGCTGGTGCTGCTTTTGTAGCTGGTGCTGCTTTTGGATTTGGACCCGGCGGCAATACTACTTTTGGAGCTGGTGGCAATACTACTTTTGGAGCTGGTGCTGCTTTTGGAGCTGGTGCTCTATACATTTGTCCTGATAAATTTGGAAATGAACGAGTTACCCATTTACTTAATGACATATCCGGTTCAGGAACTGGTTCCGGATTTATTGCTTTGCTCATATTAGATGATAACAATGGGTCGCCGTTATTAATTAGATTTGATATTTCGTTTGGAATTGCTGGATCTAATCTTTTACAGTCTGCTATCATTTTATATGCTGCAGTTGCACAATCATCTTCTACACATTTGTCCTTATTTTCTGCTCCTTCTTGAAATCCTTCGTAATTTGTAAAGCCATCTGAAAAACCTGTTTCATTTACTAATATTGTATCTGGTTGTGTAGTGTCCCATTTGTAATTGCCCGTTCCGTTTAACATATTATTTACATTTGTCCATATTTTCAGCATTTCGGTAGCTTTAGCAGTGCCTACTAAACCATTAAGACCTGCAATAATACTTTTATCTACAAGTTTATTTCCTACTTTTTCACATTCATATGCTACATATTCAACCCATGGCTCACATATTACTGCGTCAAAGCATGGTTGGGGTTTAGAAGATTTATTTCCCATATTATATAATTATTATATTATATAATATATTTATATTAAATATTATTTATTGTAGATGTTATAAATATTATTTATATTAGATGTTATAAATATTATTTATATTAGATGTTATAAATATTATTTATATTAGATGTTATAAATATTATTTATATTAGATGTTATAACACTGCCTCAACTGGTCTCCTACATTCGTCGGTCATAAATTTATCAATACTACTACAACCGAATGACGTTTGTATCATGCTATTCTTGAAGTTACTATTATTAATAAAACCCTCATTAGGATATACTATTGACGATGTGTTATTTATAGCATTAAATTTTTCAAACATATTTCCAAAATTTTCGGTTGCTATACATTTATTTCTTGCATAATCATATACCATTGACCCGTCACAACAGTCTTGTCCTATACATGTTAATGTTAATGATGTTAACGGATTTTTCTTCCTAATTATTGATCCGTCTTTTTCTAATATTGTAGCCGTTCTATCATATGGTATGTTAATTTTATCAAAATCCATATCATCTCTCGAATATATATCAGCAAAATTGTAAAATATAAAAATTATTGTAAAAAATATGATTGTAACTGTTAAAACCATAAACGTTAAATGACTGATACTATTATTCTTATTTGCAATAACAAGTGGGACAATTATTATACAGGCTATAACTATAACCATTAATATTCTAATGTATTGCTCACGCGCCTTATTATAATATGTATTTATTTCGAGTTTTCTCTTTTTATCGTTGTTAAGTTGGGTTATTCTATCCATAATAGTATTAACTGTTGTCCCTTTTTCATTTGCATACATATAATCCATAACAATATTGTTGGCAACAGTCTCTTTTTGTGCTAATAATTCGGATGCTTGAAGCATTCGTGTTCGTGCAGTATTTTCCCTGCCTATATATGTCTGAACTAATGCATATCGTCTTAGCTCTTCTGGGGTATAAGTACTATAATCCTCAAAACCTTCGCTAATATTTTCGTTAATATTTGCAAAACCTTGTGCTCCTTTTATTATTGGCCGAGTTTTTTCCGGTCGTACAACTTCTATAATCTTCTCATGTTGATTTGTGCTATTTGCCCCTCGCAATGCTTTTGCTGTTCCATCCATGAGAAATTTTGCTTGGACTAATTCATTTGATATGTCAACATTTATTCTTCTTGCTATTTTTAATTCTTTGTTTGTTAAATCTTTAAATTGTGATGCCTGGTTTTTGTAGATTTCTGCCTCTCTTTTGTATTGTTCTGCCGCTCGCGCTGCACTACTTGCTTCTCTTAAAGACTGAGTTGATTTGGTAACATTATCTGCAACAGTTGTTATATATGTTCGTAATGTTGCTAATGACGCGTTTGATTGAGACACAGTGGCGCTTATTTCACTTACCTTAAGCTTTAGAGTATCTATTGATGAATTTGCTTGAGAAACTAGACTTTTAATTGTGCTTTGCGTATCATTAATATATTTTGAAGAAGCATTAACTTCATTTGTTTTTAGTCCAATTGCTGACATAAATTTATCATATTCCACTTGCATTGCTTTGGCTAATGCCGCGGCTGTAGTTGCTGCTATATTTGACGTTTGATCAATTACTGGTGCTGGTTCTGGTGCTGGTTCTGGTGCTGGTTCTGGTTTTATTTGTACTGGTTTTGCAGGTCCCGCATTCTTTGCATTAAGATCTTTTAATATTGGATCAAACATTGCTTTTGCTTTAGATTTTAATGGTTCATGTAATCTCATTATAATATCGCTTGCATGAACTATAAATTTTGTTCTTTCTTGTTTTTTAGCATTCTCATCTTTTATTGCTTCTATTTCTTTAACATTTGCTAATATATAGTCTTTTAAATGTGCGATAGTTTTATCCTCAACAGGTGTAAGTATTGGATTAGCAATATTAAGAACTTTAGTTTTTTTTG